ATTTATCACACGCAAAAGTAACTACCGATGAAATACTCGTAGGAGACCAGGGACACTGCTATATGTTGCAAACAAAAATAAATAATAATGATTTATAATAATTTAGTATATAGCAGCGTGACTAGGCATCGCTGCGAGAATCTTGTCGTTTTCATTCTCTTCAGTATTCTCCCTGTTTCCGGAGTCCAACATTGTTTGAATTGAGTTTAGAGCTCAATTTAGCTTACGAGGGGACACGTTGCCATAGCATTGCGCTATTCGTGCCACACACTTTTCGTGTGCGCTACCCTCGGGCCCAGAATCAACAACTTTTTATCGTCGCCTACTGGGCCCTAACTTATACAAGCTCGTTCCATATTTAATATGACCCCATGGATTGGGGTTGCCTCTCTTAGAGGACTTAACCCAGGCATGATCGCCTAGATAGCGGTCAGGCGCAAAGTACCTGCTGCTGCCAAGGTGCCAGCGGCACCATTCATCAGGGCAACAAGTGTCAATGCTTGTGTTCCATTTAAGGATACAAAACCTGAACCGGACAGACTGATGGTTTGACCCGCACCAATAGCAACTGCATCTGCAAATTCTATAGCGGTGACATTGATCGAAACCCCAGCCACTTCCAATTTTATCTGTGCTAATACAGTTTCATTCGTTAGATCCGAGAAAACTGCTGTCCAATCAGCAAGATAGTTGCCAGCGGGCAACACGATCGAACCAGCAGTATTCACGGCTTGGATACCGTTTGCGCTGGTGGTTGCAAGGGCAAGCGTCTTAGGGACAGTATTTGTTAGTCCCTCTGGAGCGCTACTTTGTAGCCATGCAACTTGGTTGTTTGTTGGAGCGGCCGCAACTGTCTCCAAAATTGGTACATCAAATGTAACCGTATAACGAACCCGCAACTCGCCGATCACAGAAGTGTTGGTGTTGCCGTCAGTGGAAATATAAAGATTTCCACAGTCATAGGTTTTGATGTCCGTAGACCCAGGCAAACCGCCAGGACGTACATACTTCGCATCGCTGGTATTGTACATTTCCTTCGGTTCAAGCCTCAATCGCACAGAATTGTACGGCATTGCATCCATGTGTGGATGGGTGTCTTCGACCATTTGTTTGGACGTAGGAGGAGCGTCAGAGGCATCATAGTCGCATGACAACATCACTTTTCCAGACTGTCCATTTGTCGCAAAAGCACTTACTTGTGGTTTGTAATAAAATTCAAGTGCTCTAAAGCGATATTTCTCCCAGAGAACTGCTTCTTTAGAAAGCCAAGGGAAAGTTCCTGCTTGGCCAGGATTTATAGGATATTGAGCCGTGGCGAAACCCGTTGTACCATTGATATCAACGATGTATTCATCCTCGGTTATGGTGCAGCTACGTTTTCCACGTGTAGCAGCTCCAGATGGGAACATTCCTCCCATACCTCCATTACCTTTTCTCTGTCTTCGCGCATTACGTACTTTCGCGGCTCCACCTCCTGAATAGAAAGCGCCGTTCTGCATGCGTGGACCCGCTTTCACAGTTGGGCGTCGCGGGAATTTTGGGCCTTGCTTCTTCTTAAGCTGGCGTTGTTTCTTAGGTCTCTGTTGCATTGTTAGAGTTGTACTAGGGATAACCAATTGATTGGATGAAACTTTAATCGTATGTATTAAAGTTTTTATGCGACCATTTCCATCGCATCTACACATAAGCGCCTTTTCAGGAGGGGTATTACCCGTTTTTACACTTTGTGCGATCATTCCAAATGATCTTTCCTTTCCTAAGAAAAGTTCTCGCAGCTCTAGAGATGTCGGAATCTGTGTACGTGCACGTACCCATTCTGGGTCTTGGCAAAGCACAGGATCATATTCCTTCATCATCCAGGCAACGAATTCCTGAAGATACCTTCGCATTGGCACATCTGCCCACGCCACTCTTTGCATAGCAGTGACGCGTGTTAAAGTATATGCGGGGTCATCAGGATGACGAGAGTAGAGAAGGGACGTCAAGATTTTATTGCGGTCCATTAAAGGTACAGCGCAACCATCAATTATGACGGTATGAGCGGACAAGAAGTCCAACTCCTCTACTGGTCTGGGTTCCATACAATCGGTTGTCGTTGTAATACCGATGTCCTTCCAGACTGGGATTATGTTATGAGCATTAAAGAAGTTTATCGCTTCTGGTGACACTGTAAAAGTGTTATCATCTCCTACAAGGGCTTTGGAGGTATGAGCTTCAAAAGCTTCATACGAATCCATACCCTCTGGGGCTACCATTAGCCACGCAAACGCAAGAAGCGTGTAGAGGATGAGTGTGTTGTCAGAAATTGTATTAACTGAGCCCGAGGGATTACCTCCAAGCTTCATAACAAGCACACCTTCAGATGTTAATATCACTGTATTGATCAAATTGCGATAATACGTGAGGAGCCGCATATGGTTGTCCCCCGTTTGATCTTCTTCACGAAGCATTTTCCAGCGAAATTCGGCGCAGTTCCACATAAGATAGGAACGCAAGGAAGAGTCATACTGACTCTCATCCAATGCGAAACCCATAGGGAACTTCCGAAGCTTGTTGAAAAGCTCATTCCACCCACCTTTCAGTGGGGAAAAGCCAACAACACTAGCACTTCGCAAATGTGAGGCATAGAATTTCTGGTTCATATCCTCAAACAATCTATTTCCATGGATTGTTGCTTCGATAGGGCCAGCAGTAAATGTGCGAATTGAATTCTGCGCAATTTTCTCTGCAGGTCGGATTTCCTCCTTCAGGGAATTTCCAAAAACGGCGGTCCAAAGAGGATCCTTCAACCGTTCCCAATCCTCAATCATGTATTGATTAAAATCTTTCCAATTATCAATCATGTCTCGTTTTGTTTTATATGTCTTCACCCATGGAAAACCAGGTGAGGTGGACTTATCAAGTCCGTCGACAACTTCGTCGAGTCCTTTGACTCGCGAGTCAGACATATAGGGCATGAACTGACGCTCGGTGAAACTGAACGCTTTGTTCATCCTATCAACTTGCTTAGGGCTAAGACTAGGAACGTCTTTGGCATACTTAGCAAGCGAAATGTAAGAAGCTTCCAAATTTGGCTTAGGAAGCCCCCATGCCTGGCGATCTACAGACTTCTCTGCATCAGCCTCAAACATGGCAACGTTAAGATCCATATGGCGGCGATTCTTCGCCGTAAAGTGTTTTGGCACACTACCAACTATGGGGAAATAACGTTGCTTCAACATTCTTTCGTGCAGCGGCGATATGTGGGCTCGCGCTGAAATTCCCGCTTGAAATTCCAACGGGTAACGCCCCCAGAACTCCCGTCCCTCTTCTACAAGAGTCGACGGGGCCGGGGGAGTTACTGAAAAAGCATGCTGCGAAGTGTGGGCTCGCTCGCTTTGAGTGCCTCAATTATCTTGGGCGTCAAAGGAACAAAGCGATTCACCAAATCACTTCCAGCAATGTGAAAGCCCACCAAGGCTCCACTTGCACAAGAAATAACGGGACCACCACAGTTACCTGCTTCTGTAGGTGCGTCGTAAAGCCCGGCTGACGAGTAGAATCCAACTCCATGGGAGGGTTCAACCTCGTCACCGGATTTATAGCCAATTTGCATGGCTATGCCTGAAACTGGAATTTCCATCTTCCAGCCATTCATAGGCTTGACTGCACCCCTATGAAAGAACACACCGAGGTCTTCAGCAATCGGGATAATTTCTCCTTTTATGATTGCAGACGCAACGTTGTTTGAGATTGACATGTCCTTACCATCTACATGAGAATGTAGTGGCACTACAACTTTGTCGCAGACAATAGTTGCTGTTGAGGTCATCTCTCCATCATAGAGCATTTTAAACACATGACTGGTATTACGAACGTGGTATTCACGCGTCTTTCCCAGGAGCGATTCGGCTTCCATTTGACCTTTTCTCAAGGCACTCTTAGCGAGTTTATGGGTTTCGAGTTCACGCTCTGTGTAGTATTTTCCTGTGGTTTTTGCTTTACGAACTAAGCGATGAGTGCGGGCGACGGTTCTAGCGTCGCGCTCAACTGGGAAGTGTTTCATCCTCAGTTTGGTCGCTGTGCTGAAAATTGGGCTCTTCACCTTTTTCTCAAAATGCACACGATGTCTACATCCTTCCAACTGTTCGTTAGGAAGAGTAGCCGCAATCAGTGGTTTGCATCCTGCCCAATGGGTACACGTTTGTCCTCCACAACAGATGTTACACAAATTCTTCGTGTCATACTCTTGGGGGTGTGTTGGGCAGTTTGCATAATGCAAACATTCATGTTCGTCGTCCGAATCGTGATGATGGCGACCGCGGTGGGTAAATTCCTCTTCCGCAGCAGCTTTCTCTTCTTCGCGTTCGCGTTGGCGTTCCATTTCTTCTTCGTATTTCTCTTGAAG